CCTTGTCTGGGGTGACGGAACCCAGGGCGGAGATGTAAACCTCTACCGCGATGAAGCAAACGTCCTAAAAACAGACGACACCTTTAAAGTTCCCACTCTTTTTATTGATGGAATCGAAGTAGACACGACTGGCGCAGCAAGCGACCAAGTCCTTAAATTCAACGGAACCAAGTTTGTTCCAGGCACCGCATCCACGGTTGCTGCTCTTGATGACTTAACTGACGTAACAATAACGAGCGTTGCTAGTGGTCAGGTTCTGCAATGGAACGGCACTGCGTGGGTTAACTCCACTGTTGCAGGTTCTGCTGGCGCAACAGGACCAACTGGCGTTGCTGGTGCGACTGGTCCCACTGGTATTACAGGCGACACTGGAGCTACGGGCCCCACAGGCGTAACTGGTGCAACTGGTGCTACGGGTCCTGACGGTGCTACTGGTGCTACAGGAACTGCGGGCGCAAGCGGAACAGCGGGAGACACGGGCGCAACAGGTCCTACCGGGGTTACGGGTGCTACTGGACCTACTGGTCCGACGGGTACTACTGGTGCTACTGGTGCTACTGGTGCTACTGGAGTGTTTCTTGTTTCCGACACTCCTCCAGCATCTCCAACAGTTGGTGATATCTGGTTTGAGTCAGATAGTGGAAAGACATTTGTTTACTACGACTCGTTTTGGGTGGAGTCAAACAGTGGCGGTTCGGGGTCAGTTCAGGAAACAACACTCGCAACCAACAGCGCCACGACAATTACGAGTTTCAGCAAAATTGTTGTTAGAAGTGGTGAGTTCCTTATACAAGTTACTCAGGGTTCAAAATACACGGTGTCAAAGATTCTATTAATTCATAATGGAACTACCCCAACTCTTGCCGAGTACGGCGTTATTGAGTTAGGAAGTACTCGGATTCCTTTGACTATCTCTACTTCTATTAGTGGTGACAACGTTCTTGTTCAGGCAACCGTTACAGACGCTGCTACGACTAGCGCATATGTCAAGGTCGTCTCTAGTTTGATAGGTTTATAACATGTTAATACAAATTTATGGTTGGCCTTTAGGCACTACAGACAAATCGGCTACAACTCAAGAAGAACTTGTTCAAGCGCTTCGTGAAATGCGCGATGTTCTTCTAAAAGAATCAGACTGGACACAAATGCCAGATTGCCCTATTTCTGAAGAGATTAAAAACGATTGGCGTATTTGGAGACAGGCAATGAGAGACATTACTTCTACTGTCTCTTATCCTCTTGAAAATACTATTCAGTTACCAGTAACACCAGAATCGGGTCGCCCTGTTTCGTGGAATAACTGGGATTTAAACAATAACGCTATTCCATGGACTGTTGTCCCAAGCACTCCTGCAACAGAGGAAGAATAAAGATGGCAAGAACTAGATTTACAGTCAAAGAAGGAATTTCTATTGCTGATGACAACAGCGCTGGTGGCTACCCATTAATCCCAGTAGGTGGTTTAATGCCATACGCTGGTGCAACCTCACCAGAAGGATGGCTTCTTTGTGACGGCACTGCAATAAACAGAACGACATACGCAAACTTGTTTGCATTAATAGGAACAACATATGGGAGCGGAAATGGAACAACTACTTTTAATGTTCCAGACATGCGTAGCCGCATGCCGATTGGTGCAGGTGCTGGAACTGGATTGACCTCACGAGCACTTGCAGCAACTGGTGGCGCTGAAAGCGTTGTTATTGCTTCTGGAAATCTTCCCACACATGCTCACTCTATTGCACACGACCATGCAAATGTAACATCAACAGAACAAAGCGTTGACCATACACATTCTATAGACCCACCAAATACGACCTCTGGAAATGACAACACTGAGCATACACATTCCATTGACCCACCAAATACGACTTCAACTGGGGCGAGTGTTAACCACACCCATGATACTGACCCAGCAAACACAAATTCGGGAGGTGCTGATGGTCATTACCATTCAACTGGTGGATATCACACCCACTCATACAAAGCCGCTCAAACTGCTACTGCTGGTACAAACCGTGCCATTCTGACTGGTACTGGTTCTGGAGAAATAACTGGTGGAATAAATGAAAATTATGCTGGAACAACAGGTTATGATGCGATAGGCCATGTGCACGGTGTGAATATTGGCGCTACAACATCAGGTGGTCACAGCGCTGACCATAGCCATGATGTCAATATTGCCGCTTTCACTTCTGGTGGTCGTAGTGCTTATCATCAACACGACATCAATATTGCTGCTTTTAATTCTCTAGGTGCAAGCGTTGGGCACACACACGATGTCAATCTTCCAAACTTCACTGGTGATTCAGGTGACGGTGGATTTGCAAACACTGCACTTGGTTTAATGAACCCATTCCTAGCCATCAACTACATCATTAAGTACTGACCATGGCTATTGACTTTCCAAACTCACCAAACATAAACGACCTTCACTCTTCTTCAGGTAAAACTTGGAAGTGGGATGGTGAAAAATGGATTGTCATCTATACAGACCTGTCTGGACCTATTGGTGCAACGGGAGCTACGGGTCCGACTGGCGTAACAGGCGCAACAGGTCCAACAGGGTTAACTGGAGCAACGGGCCCTACCGGTCTAACCGGAGCAACTGGCCCAACTGGTGTCGCGGCAACTATTGCCGTAGGAACAACTACTGGTGGGGCAACTGGTGCTGTAACTAATAGTGGAACGTCGGGTGCTGCAGTGCTTGACTTTGTTGTCCCTATTGGTGCGACTGGTCCTACTGGACCCACGGGTGTTGCTGGCCCAACCGGACCGACAGGGCCCACTGGACCTACTGGACTTACAGGAGCAACAGGCGTAGGTGCGCCATTAACAAGTTCTGCAACTGCCCCAGTGTCTCCATCTGCTGGTGACCTTTGGTTCAACTCAAGTACTGGTGCTTCCTACATCTACTACAACTCAGCATGGGTTGAACTAGGTGGCGGTTCAATGTCGCCAATGCAAGCAACTTCTTCCACTCGCCCTTCTTCTCCGTGGACTGGAATGACTATTTACGAAACAGACACAAACCGTCTTCTTGTGTGGAATGGTACGGCGTGGGTTATGGCTGTTGATACAGACACACCACCAGGATTGCAGTTAATCAAAACAGAATCATTTGCAAATGTTTCCAACTTTGAAGTAACTGGGTTCACCTCAGACTTTGAATGGTACGAGATTAATTTTTCTGGTATAAAAACAGCATCGGGAAGTTCAGCAGTTCTTGGTGTTTTATACAACGGCGCAACAGCTCGCAACAGCGCATACTACGGTGGCAATGGCTACACACAGTTTGATGGCACACAAGGTAACCAATACACCATGAACAACGCTGGTGACTTTTACGCCACAACCATTGAAAACAGATACAGAGGCAACTTCTCAATGCGTGTTTTTTTTAAGGCTGGAGAACAGTTCACTTATAACTATCAAGCGTTTGAGTCGTTGAACTTTCGTTCTGTAACTGGTGCAGGGTTTAGAAACGCTACAGATGCGTGGGATAGAATTAGGTTTTCTTCTGTTACATCAACTATTACAGGTTCGTATTCTTTGTATGGGTTTAGGAATTAGTTAATGCCAGCAATTACTTTTCCTGCTTCTCCATATGTAAACCAAATTTATACCGTCGGCTCTAAGAGTTGGCAATGGGATGGAACAGTATGGAACGCCTACTACAACGAAGGCGTTGACTCTGTTTACGGAACTGGCGCTGACGGCGACGCGACCCTAGATGGTACGACAACGGTATTGAGCATGGCTCCTGCTCTTGTTACGGGTGACTTTGTTTACACAATGACGCGCGATATGTACTTCAACGATTTAACTATTAACGCAAACGTTCGTCTTGCGCCTAACGGATACAGAGTATTCGTTAAGGGCACGTTGAAGTTTGTGGGCGCAGGCTCAACTATAGGTTTCACAACTGGTTACTCAACGTCGGGTTCAATCATGCAGGGCGGAGCGGCCGCTACTGCTGTTACTCATTCTTTAGGTGGTTCTGCGACTGGATACACAGCAACAGCGCCTCACTCAAATATGGGTGGTCCTAATTACTTCATGGTTCCAACCCAAGCAGTAACTGGCTATTCAGTAACAGCATCAGGTGGTCCGACTTTTCTCCGTGGAGGTGCTGGAGGAACCGCACAAGCAGGCGGTGGAGTTATAATTATCGCTGCTCGTTATATTTCTGGTCCTGCGTCAGGTACGGCTTACATTAAAGCCCCAGGAACTGCCCCAGCTGGTGGCGGGGTAATACTTATCGTTTCTTCTGCTGAAACGCTTGCGGCTGGAATAACGACCGACGTAACCGGACAAAACGCAGGCACCGTCTACTACATGTCACAGGTGTGATATGGCTATTTCAAGAATAGAAAAAAGTGTTGTAAGAGCAGCAAACGACACTATCTATGGTTCCGGTTTAGACGGAAACGTAGTAGTTACATCAAATACCGCTATTACTAGCGACATGCATTACAACAACCTAACTATTAATGATGGCGTATTTCTAAATACTAACGGCTACCGAGTCTTTGTTAAAAACATCCTTACGAACAATGGCTACATAGGAATTGGTTCAGTATCTTCTGGCGTTGTGGGTGAAGCCGCTTCCGCTATTTCAGACGGAACAGTCAAGGGCCACTCTCAAGCTGTGATTACTTATCGAGCTGGAGGACAAGGCGGTGGAGGCACAAGTCCTGGAATAACCGCACTCCCTGAATATCTCTACAAAGACATCAACGCCATGTCTGGCGGAGTGTTCACGCACACAACCGGAATAATTCCTATCGGTGGCGGCTCTCAAGGCACGACCGGTTCGCAAGGTCCTTCAGGAGCGACTGGTCCTGGAGCAACTGGTAGCGCGGGAGCAACTGGTAGCGCGGGAACAACTGGGTCTCCTGGGGCAACTGGGAGTCCTGGAGCAACTGGAAGTCCTGGTTCTGCTGGTAGTGCTGGAGCGACAGGGTATGCTGGTTCCTATGGACCATCAGCAGGAACAGTTGGTGCTTCAGGAGGACGAGGCACGACTGGCGCAGTAGGGGCATCAGGAACCGCAGGAGCAAGCGGCAGTCCTGGAGCAAGCGGCAGTCCTGGTTCTTCTGGAAGTCCTGGTTCTTCTGGAAGTCCTGGCGCAACCGGCCTGTCTGGAGCAGGTGGTCCAGGTGGAGCTGGCGGAACGGGCGGTCTTGGTGGAGGAATTGTCTGCGTAGTCGCCAAACATATTCTTGGCTCAGGAAAATTTATTTCTATAGGTTCTTCTGGTGGAACTGGAGGTGCTGGTTCACCTGGAGCGACTGGTTCCTCTGGGGCATCAGGCTCCCCTGGAGCATCGGGCACTCCTGGTTTAGTAGGAGCAAGTGGAAGTAATGGCGCGCCAGGAGCGGCTGGTGCTACTGGAACACCCGGAACATCCGGAACTACTGCACCAACGTTGAGTGTTCACAACGCTCCACACACCCACCCAAACCCTGCAACACATAATCCGTCTCATCACCATCACTACACAAACCATTCGGATAGACATGGCCACGCAACCAAGGGTGCAAATCACACCAGCCCAGCAGGTCACGACCCCGGAAACAAAATTACTGCTGCGTCCCATCACCCCGCTGCTCACCACAACAACCCTCACCATCACCATAATGGACACTTTCATCATCCTCATAATGACGGCCCGCATGGAGGAACACACCACTGGAATCCTCACTGGTGGCACGCTTATTGGCAGTTAAGCCATCATTATCCGTTCCCTCATTATCATCAAAAACCAAACGGTCACGGTGGGCATAGTCACGGGGACACGACTGGTGGGCACGATACTCGTCTTTACCATGCAAAATATGTTGGCCATGATAATCACTGGGCACCGCATTCAACTCACGATTATCACACTCATCCAAATGCTCACACACCACATGACGGTGGACACTCTCATGCCCCAACAAGAACAAACACTTGGTCACATCACCCAAATCCTGCAACTTCAGTTCCTAACCCCCCCAGTGTTTATCCAGGTGGAGCAGGTGGCGCGGGTGGCGCGGGTGGAGCAGCAGGAGCAGGAGGAGCGGGCGGCGCGGGCGGAGCAGGTGGCTCAGGTGGCTCAGGCGGCGCGGGTGGCTCAGGCGGCGCGGGTGGAGCAGGCGGCAGTGGTGGCACGGGTTCAACAGGTAAAAGAGGCGGTGCAGGTGGTGGAGGTGCTATTCTCGTAGTTAGCGACTCGGTAGCAGGTACAATTACATACGATACTCGGGCTGGTTTAACCGCTGATTCCGATAACTTTGCGGCTTCTTCTGGAGCGGCATACGTTCTTATAAACATTTAGGAGAAAAGATGGACCTCGGTCTTACAAATGAACAAAAAGTGATGGCTTTAAATTCTGTTAAAAGTGGAATTCAAACAGATATCTACACCCAGCTGGTTCGCATGGGGCTAGACCCAGACACCTATGAGCCATCGGCAGACAACGACGTTATTGATTCGTTTATTGGTGAACGCACCAGGGTTAATGCGCTCATTGCATCTCTCGTTTTAATTGAAAGCAAAATAACTGAATTGTCATGAAAAGATTTGTTTATATTCCATGGAATATAACTAACGAGGCCGGCGAAGCAGAAAAGTTGGCAAAACTTTCCGGCCTGCAAATAAGATATGGCAATCAAGAAGATGGCATTTTTGCAAATGCAATCTCTATTATTTCAACTCCAGAAGTGAATAATATTGAATTTAAACAAACAGCAAAAACTGGATTTGTTTACAGTATTGACATCACTAATGAGTTTTTAGTTTTTGATAAAAAAACTACTTTGCGAATTACGGACAGTAATGGCACCGAAGTGTTTACTCCTAGATTAAGAGAAAATCACATAATAAGATTTAGGCCTCGAATAACGACTCCTGGTAGAAAAACTTTTGTCGTTTGTTCTCCTGACGGCAGTCGTTATTATTCAGGAGAATTTGAGGCAATATGAACCACGTATCTCCAGCAACATGCATTTCTGTTTATGAAGAAATGCTAGACCCATCAGCTGTTGCTAATTTCATAGATTGTTTGAATACAGAAACAGAAAATGAGTGGAGTGAGCTTACTTGGGGCAACTCTGGGGTTGGCGAAGGAGGGTCGGTTACTTCTTACCGGACTTCACTAGAGTGTGGATTGATTCCATTAATGAAGCCGTACGAGCCAACAGATTTGTCTCGCTTGTTC